CAGACGTGTGCTCTTCCGATCTGACACGCGACCCGGAACTGCGCACCATCGCCAGCGGCGCGACCGTAGTCAATTTCACGATCGCATCAAGCACGCGCACGTTCAACCGCAACACAAACCAGTGGGAGGACGGCGACACCCTGTTCCTCAACTGCTCGGCATGGGACCGCGCACGGCACCCGGTGGCATCGAACATCGCCAACAGTCTGTCCAAGGGCATGCGCGTCATCGCATACGGCAATCTCACGCAGCGCTCCTATCAGGCACAGGACGGCACCCAGCGCACCGTCGTCGAGCTCCGTGTCAGCGAGATCGGCGTGAGTCTCGACCATGCGACCTGCATGGTCAAACGCCAGCAATTCTCAACCCCCGACAACCAGGCACAGTATGGTGCGCCGGCACAATCCGCAGACGGCTATCAAGGCGGCGCCAGCGGATGGGGCACACCTGCCGGCGACACCGGCGTATCCGACCCGTTCGGCCAGCCCGCGGCACAGGACGACGACCCATGGGCCACACCGTCCGCCCCGACGTCGGCCGAACCGGAACCAGAATTCTAACCCCACGAGGAGGAACATCATGACTAAACCGCCAGACCCAGCGCAAACCACGAAAACCCTGTTCGAGCGTCCCATCGGCAGACTCAGCGACTCCGAGCTGGGACAGGCCATGGGACTGCTGAGATCCATGGGACTCGACGCGATCGCCGACGCGCTCGCCTACAACAAATCACGCAACGTGCAGGAGCTCATCAACCTGTACAACCGCGGCAACCTCGACGATATCCAGCAAAAACCGGAGCACGTGCCGCAACGACGCGAAATCGTGCGCACCACCGCACCCGCGGCGGCCACGACCACGGCAAACCAATCGGCGGAACAGGAGCGGCCGGCCCATGATCGGGAGCCGGTCACGCCGGACACACACTACGAGGCCGGGCAGATACTCGACACGATGCCAGAATTCGTCCAGCGCGACACGACCACGCCGTATGAGCGCATCGCCGCGCAATGCCAGGCCAACCCCGGCAAGCCGGTCATCATGCGCACCGTCACCGGCGACAATCCACGCAAAAACCTCGACCTCGCCCAACGCACCGCACTCCGCGTCAACCGACGCGCAAGCCAGATATGGCGACCCGAGACCGGCCGGTACACGGCCATCGCCGGCATACCGGCACGACAACCATCCATCGCCATCGTCGTACTCCGATACGACACCAGCGGAGAGGACGAGCAATGATCGCACTCAACATCCTCGTATGGGGCCTGCCCGCGCCAAAAGGCAGCTACAGGCCCGTCACCAACCGGCGCACCGGCAAAACCATGCTCCTGCCCATGAACAAACGTGAAAAACCATGGCGCCAGGCCGTCAAACTCGCAGCACAAAGCGCATGGCGGAACCAATTCCCCGGTCAGCCGCTGCCAAAAGCGGACGTCCCGATCCGATTCGACGCGGCCTTCTACCTGCCCAAACCCAAAACCGTGCGCCGAGACGAGCCGACCGTCGAACCGGACCTCGACAAACTCATCCGCTGCACATGGGACGCGCTCACCGAATCAGGCCTCATCGCAGACGACTCACGCATCACCCGCATAGGCATGGCACGAAAATTCTACGCAACCACACGCCAGCCAGGAGCAAACCTGTTCCTCGCATGGGACGACACGGACGGAGCATACCTACCATGAGCACCACAGGATACGCCAAACTGCAAAACGATTTCTGGCGCTCGCCGAAGGGCATGAAGCTCAAGAAACGCTCTCCGGCGGCTGGGTTCCTCTACATTCTGGCGATCAGCTATGCGGCGGACAATCTCACCGACGGTCATATCAGCGCGGATGTCGCCTACTATGCGCTCGATGCGACCGACGAGCAGATCGCATTCCTCGTCGACAACGGCTACTGGGACGAGGAGGAGAGCGGAGACGGCTGGCTGATCCACGACTACCTCGAGCACCAGAACAGCCGCGAGCAGATCGAGACCACCCGAGCCAAGGACCGGGCGCGCAAAGCCCGTAAAAAAGCAGACTCCGACACCACGCCAGACGGTTTCCAGTCGGATTCCGTGCGGAAGCCGGACGGAGGGCGAGTGGATGGTTTAAACACAAAACACAAAACACAAAACCAAAACTCTTCCTCTATCGAGGAAGAGGAGGACGCGCCCGGGCGCGCCGCCTCCGCCGCCACGGTCGAAGAGCAGCGGATGGGTGAACCCGAGGTGATCGACCTGTGGGCGCCGTCCCCGGCCTGCCAGGGCCACGCGGACGAACTCGAGCGTGCCGGACGCCCGCACGTCGACCTCGACCAGCTGGCCATCACGTTCCGCAACAAGCTCCACGCCCGAGGATTGGCGGCATACCGTCTGCGCCCGGTGGCGGAGAGCCTCGACGCGGAATTCCGCACCTGGATCACCAAGGAATGCGATTTCATCGAGGAGCGCGAGGCTCGCAACGGGCCGACGCATACGCCGCCGCGAATGACCAGCACACCACACGAACACACCGACACCTGCACACACGTGCTCGAACTCATGAACCCCCTGCGCGGCGACTACCCGCAGAATCCGAACGGCTTCGGCCCGTCCAAGGAATTCGCGGCCGACTGCCAGATGGTGGCCGACCATCTCAACGCCGGGGAGAGCCCACAGCAGGCACTCGACGCAATCACCCGCAAGGAAAGGACGAACCAATGATTACCCGTAGCGTGACCGTGGCGAAGATCCACCGCGAATACTGGCAGCAGATCGCCGACGGCCGGAAACGATTCGAACTGCGCGACGATAAGGCGGAAGCTGGCTCAAAAGCATTCGTCTTCATGGACGCGACCACTGGCGAGCATCTCGGCAACGCACGCATCCTTGCACACACCACCTTCGGCGGCTACGACGCCTCGCCATGGAATTGGAGCATGCTGGCAAAACTTGTCGACGTGTCGGTCGCCGAGCTCATGGCACTGTTTCCCATCGTGGCCGACCTCGGCGCCCGCGCCTACGACGAATATGACATGCACGTATACGAGATCGAACCGATCAGCGACGACGAGCTCCTACACGATCTTCTCGCGAACCTCCCGAAAAACCGTTTGAACTGAAACACCATCACAGAAAGGAACCACCAATGAGCTTCACTGAGGACGGTGGCGTCTTCCGTATCGAACGCCACCCAAACCGCGAATACGGCGGCCACCCCTACGACTTCACGCTCAGCGTCGAGACACCCGACTACCAGCGAGCGATCCTCACCGGCCTCGGGAAAGGCGATCTCATGGAATTCCGCAAACGCATCAATCAGGCACTCAGGGAGACGCAGAAATGAGCGGCCACACCACCAATAGATCAGGCGAACAACTCTACGACATGCTCAAAGCAGCGGGCTGGCTCCCACACTCCGACAGAGACGACCTGTCCTACCGCGACATCGGAAACCTCATGGCCGCGCTCGCCAATTGCAACGGGCCCGACGATGACCTCAACCTACGAGCGGAATACCGCGCGTCCCGCAGAGAGCTGAAGGACGAAATCAGCAGCCTCCGCTCGTGCATCAACGAAATCCGCAGAACCACCGCCAAATACGTATGACACGAAAGGAAAACACACCATGGCACAAAGCGACATCATCGGATGGCTACTCATCACACTCATGCTCGTATGCGCGATCGGCGTCCTCATCGCGCTACACCATATCGACGCATATCTACGCAACGCCATCAAGGAAGACCAGGTCTACAACCGCCAGACCCACCAACTGTACGGGCTCTACGAATGGGTCACGCAGGAATGCAGCAACCATATGGAGATCAGGAAACGATTGGAACGGCAACTCCTCGACCCGAATCGGAAACAAGACGACCAGTCTGAGAGCCTCGTGCTCCTAGCCGAAAAATACGCGTTCACCACCAAGGAGCTCACCGAAATCCGCCACCGCCTCGAAATCATCCTGGAGAACCGCTAATGACCACCGCCAATCAGTACACGGAGGACCTCAACCCATTCAGCGCCGCAAAACCCGGATACTGGGTCACACAGGACGTCAAAACATGCGACATCTGCGAGCGCAACTACACGGATGCCTCCTACAAGCTCATGGTGTCCTACGCGGGCCAGTGGAAGGTCGCGCAGACCGTGTGCCCCGACTGCATGCAACGGTTCGGCTTCGAACCGAAGGTGTGCATTTCGATGGACAGATACGAGCAGATGCTCGATTCGGTCGCACTCATCAAAGAGGCGGAAAAGAAGGAGATGGAATCATGAGCCAGGAAATGCAGACATACGACTTCCACGGCAGCGCTGTGCGACTCCTCACCGACGCGCAGGGCACGCCTTGGTTCGTCGGCAAGGACATCTGCGACGTACTTGGGTACGCGAACGCATCGAAGGCTCTTGCCGACCACGTTGACCCAGAAGACAAACTCAATAACGAAACGTTACCGAGTTTGGGACAGCGAGGCGGATGGCTCGTCAACGAATCTGGTCTGTATTCGCTGGTGCTCTCTTCGAAACTCCCCTCAGCGAAGGAGTTCAAACGTTGGGTGACGAGCGACGTGCTGCCGTCCATCCGCGAGCATGGCGCATACATGACCCAGCAGACCATCGAGCAGGTGCTCACCGACCCGGACACGCTGATTCGTCTCGCCACTGATCTCAAGCATGAGCGGGAGGCACGCGCCCAGGCCGAACAGCAGGTGCGCTCGCTGGCACCGAAAGCGCAGGCGTTCGAGGATTTCGTGGACGTGCCGGATCTGCTCACGATTCGCGAGGCGGCGAAGCTGCTGACCACGGCGGACATTCAGATCAGCGAATCCGAACTGCGTGCATGGCTGGTCATGCACAAATGGATCTATCGCAAGGGCGGTGATTACGAGCCCTACGCCAGCCATGTGCAGGCCGGCCATATCCGCCTCGTCGCCCACAAGAGCAGTGGACGGCATTCGGACGGCAGCCGATTCGCGTTCGCCCCCACCTGCAAGCTCACCCGCCGTGGCCTCATCCTGCTCTACCAGCGCATCGGCAGCGAGCAAATGCGCAACCGGCTGCCCCTCACCACGGCGGAACGCAGCGAACAGCCCGACTGGTGGCAGGAGGAGACGGCCAATGTGGTATCGGTCCATGAATGACAAGCAGCGTGAAATCGAGGATCTCATGCACCAATTCGCCGCCGTCTACCCGCGACAGGTGGCGGCCGCGATCGTCACCATCATGTACGCCGCCTGCGCCACCGACCACGACGAACGCATCCGCCTCGAACGCATCGCACTGCGCGAACTAACCGCCTACGGGGAGGGCACGTGCCGCAAACCACGATGGTGGAGCCGCCAGGCGATCATGCTACGCGACCTCGAACACCGAAGCCAGCCCTACTGGTCACCTCTCTACCACCTGGCACGACGAGGGCGCATCGCAGACCTACGCGACCTACTCACCCACGACATCAACCACACACCTCAGGGAATGGAGCTGACATGAACGACAACGTGAATCATCCCGCGCATTACGAGCAGAACGGCCCATTCGAATGCATCGAACTGACCGAACACTACGATTTCTGCATGGGCAACGCCATCAAATACGTATGGCGTCACAATGACAAGGGCCACCCGATCGAAGACCTGAACAAGGCACTCTGGTACATCGAACGCGAAATGCAACTCACCAGCAACGGCGCCTGCAGCTTCATCCCATACTCCAGCGCCTGGTGGCTCCCCTACAACGAGCAAGACGAGCGAATCCACCAACTTCGATCCATCGGCTTCGCTCACATGCCCGACTTCTGGGCCGCGCTATCAAACAAAAACCTCTACGGCATGAAACACGCCATCGGAAACCGCATCCAAGCGCTCACCCAACACGATCAGCAGCAATCACTTGCCGATGCAATAGATGAAGCCGGCAAGATCATCAGCGGGAACCTCCACAAAGCATGCGAAGCACTGGACACCATATTCGACAAAATCACCGACCAACTGGCACAGGAGCAGGATGAATGACACCATTATCGCGCTCGCCATCATCCTGCTCATCATCGCAATCGCCTACTGGGGTGACCGGCATCGGTTCTAGCGACGATGGTGTGTTCGGGCATTTGCGTGTAGGAGCACCATGCGGACGTGGACCTAAAGGCCATGTGCTCTATGACTGCGTCTGCGAGTGCGGGCGCCACGTGGCCCTGACCAGATTGCAGCTCCTCCGGCGCAAGTACCTGTCCTGCGGCCAATGCGGCATCGACCAGCAGGACAGGGCCATGCATCTTCCGGCCGACGAGATCATGCGCCTGGGCGCCGACTACATCAGCGAATGCCGCAAAACGAAAAAGATGGAGAAACGCAATGGTTAGCAAACACAAGATCGAAATGGTGCTCACATGGCATGAGCGTGGCTTCGACGCCGAGACCACCGCACGGCTGCTCAGCCTCCAGCCGGACGAGGTCGAGCAGATCATCGTCCAGCACGAGCAGTCCGACACCATGTCGGCCGCGGGCAATGGGACGACGAATGCGTTCGAGGACGTGCCGCTCTTCTGACGGCCGATTTACGAGAGAGGAACACTATGCAACAGGAGACCATGCAGCTGGCCAAGACCATGCGCACGCACGTGCATAACATCCGACTGCTCTACCAGCCGCTGGTATTGCTATCCGAACGGAAGGTGCGGGTGGACAACGGTGGCGGCCGGTCAAGCGAGGAGCCGCTGCCGGTGAATGTGTCGGCATTGCAGCTGGTGTGCCAAGTCGACGAGATCGCGGTCATGCTCGCCCGGGCCGCAGGCTGGGACAACCCGCACGACCTCGGCACGATCGGCCGGCTGATCTGGCTCGACGACGACGGACTATGCGCCACCTTGGCCCGACGCGACGACGCCGGCCACATCGAACCCCTGCTCGCCTCGCTGCACCGTCGCATGGAATGGATGCTCTATGGCAACTCCACGCGCAAATACATCGGTGTGTGCCCGCACTGCCGTTGGGGAGTATGGCTGCTCGAGTCCGATGATCTGTCCGGCACTCGCCATTGCGAGCGCTGCGATGGTGAGTTCGACGTGAGGCAGGTGTGTCAGGCGCATCGGCTTCGTCTGCTGATGACCGACTATGCGGACACGTTGCATGAGCTTGCCATATTGTTGCGCTCCTGTGGGTATCGGGTGAAGATGAACACGCTCAAGTCGTGGGTGCGGCGCGGCAGGTTGCAGTCGATCGGCACGAATGACGACGGCATACGCGTGTACCGTGTGGCCGACGTGATCAGGCTGTGCGGCCTGTTGGCTTGACAAACCGCAAAGTGCACCCTACAGTATGTATAAGATTGCGCTTGTCATATGCGAGGAACCTGAAGTTCCTTGGCATGCGGCAGGCGCTTTTGCGTACCTGAAGGGCGGTGGCATGAACAAGCGCCCGCACTCGCGTCGGTTCGAGGAGCTCAAGCAGGAGTTCTTCGCCGAGGGCCGGCGGCTCGACGAAGCCGGGGACCCGGCGGCGGACTGCTGGATCTGCGGCAAGCGCATCGACTATAGCGTCAAACCGTCCAGCACGCCGATGAGCCATGAGCTCGACCACTACTATCCCTACTCGCTCTATCCCGAGCTGCACGACGATCCGGCCAACTTCCGTCACGCGCACCGCCAGTGCAATCGCGAGCGCGGTAACGGCCAGCCGAAGGCGTCGCTGGGTGACGTGCTCGCCGACTGGTGGTGACCGGCTGGCGGGGTAGGGGCGGTCGGATTTGCCGGAGGGGTCAAACGGCCCGGTATCCGCGTGCCCTCCCGTCCTCTCTCCCCGCGCGGCACCACCCCATCGCGCGAGAACGTGATGGGACCGCCGCATCAAGACTCATTGCCTTCCCCTGTGTGAGCTGATTTTTGTTCTTTCCCGAGCGCGCATATGCGTCGGATTCGCATTCGGTTTGTTTCCGTTTTCCCGGTATTGGCGAGGTTTGGAGGTGCAATGGTGGATCTTGCAGTCGAAAAGGTCGAGATTGATGCGCTGCACCCGTATCATCGCAATCCACGCAGGGGCAATGTGGGCAAGATCGCCGAGAGCCTGCGTGCCCGCGGCCAGTATCGGCCGATCGTGGTCAACCGGGGCACCTATACCGAGTACCCCAATGAGATTCTCGCCGGGAACCATACGTGGCAAGCGGCGAAGAGTCTCAAATGGGATACGATCCAGGTGACGTTCGTGGATGTAGACGAGGATCAGGCGGCGCAGATTGTCCTCGCCGACAATCGGCTGGCTGATATCGGCGGTTACGACGTGTCCGCACTCGCCGAGGTCATCGACTCGGTGTCCGACCCGACCTTGGGCACGGGCTATACCGATGACGACATCGCGGAGATTCTGGCCGCGGTCGCCCCGAAGAAACTGCCCGGCGCAGACGAGGACGCCGTGCCGGAAACACCGAGGAGCCCGTATACGAAGCTCGGCCAGGTGTGGAAACTCGGGGACAGCGTGCTCGTGGTCGGCTCCTCGACCGATGAGGAACTGGTGCGCCGGGGTGTGGAACTGCTCGGCGACGCGCCGCAATGCGTGTGGACCGACCCTCCCTATGGCATCGCTTATGAGGGCAAGACAAAGGACAAGCTCAAGATCGACAATGATTTCACCATCGACCAGGCGATCGACGTGACCGAACGGGCGTTCGAACTCGCCGTGAAGATATGCCGGGACGGCACCCCGTTCTACATGGCGCACCCCGACACGTTCCGCGTCCCGTTCCAGCAGGCCATCGAGAAAATAGGATGCCAGTGGAGACAGACCTTGATCTGGGTGAAGAACCAGATCACACTCGGTCATAACGACTACCAGAATCAGGTGGAACCGATCGCATACGGATTCCTCCCGCATGCCGCGGGGGGGGGGGCGTCTCGGTCGAGGCGGAATCCACTGGTACGGGGATGCGACGCAGAGCACGGCACTGCGATTCGACAAGCCGCGCGCGAACAAGGAGCATCCGACGATGAAACCCGTTGAACTGATCCAGAGCATGATCAAGAACTCGTGCCGGCCCGGTGGCGCCGTCTACGACCCGTTCGGAGGATCGGGGGAGCACCCTGATCGCCGCGACTGGATTGGGCATGCGCTGCCTGACGGTGGAACTCGACCCGAAATACGCCGACGTGATCTGCCGCCGCTATCAGGAGTACACCGGCATACTGCCGGAGCTCGATGGAGTCCCCCATGATTTCACAAGCCAGGAAGACGGTGAGGTCTGAATCCCATGAGCGACGCGAATGATGCGAAAGCCCTGCAACTATTCCTCGCCGCCGTGCCATTCGCCCGCATCCGAGACCAACTGAACATGCGCTCGACCCAAAGCGTGGAAGCGGCGATCACCCGCGCGCTCAGGAAAGCCCAGAACGGCAAAAGCCCGGACACGGCACGCCAAGTGGAGATCGAACGACTCGACAGCCTCTACCGGCAGATCTACCCACTCGCCCTCCAAGGAGACCTCAAGGCCGTCGACCAATGCCTCAAGATCGGCGAACAGCGCCTCCGCCTCATCGACGCGCCGGCCAAAGCGCAGGAGGGGCTGCTCAAATCCTACGAGCACACCATCGCCGAACTGGAACAGGCGGGTGACATAGACGATCGAGACGAGGCGATCGTCCAATCAGGACGCATGATCGCCTCGCAGATCGACTACGCGACCACGCACGGCACCGGGCAGGAGGTCACCAAGGCGCTCTACCTCATCCCGCACCTGATGAACGTGCTCGGCGAACTCGGTGCCACCCCACAGGCACGCAGACGCATCCAGGAAACCGCAGGAACCCTCAAGGACAAGCATCCGCAAGACCCCCTCGAGGCATTCCGCATAAAACAATTCGGCGCAGCATAACGAGGGGCGGGAAGCGAGGTGCGACATGGCCGGGGAAAAAGGCCGCACGGCACCGAGACTCTGGACCAAGCCACTCCGCCCGCTCACCCGCGACACCACCCTCGGCTACGAAGTCATCGACTTCGCCGAACAAATCCTCGGCATACGCCTCTACCCATGGCAAAAATGGCTGCTGATCCACGCGCTCGAACTCCTCGACGACGGCATCACCTACCGATTCCGCCGCATCATCGTGCTCGTCGGCCGCCAAAACGGCAAAACACTCATCGTACAGGTGCTCAGCACATGGTGGCTCTACGTCGACTCACAACGCCACCCCGACCGCGTCCCCCCACTCCGATTCAAAATCGTCGGCACTGCACAGAATCTCGACATCGCCCGCGAACCATGGAACGCCGTCAAACTCTGGTGCGACCCGGAACCACCAAGCCAGGAAGAAGCCGAAGCGGCCATACCCACCCTGCAGAACGCCACCCTCAAGGTATCCGACACCAACGGCGACGAATACATCAGGGCGAAAAACCTCGCACGCTACGAGATCAGGGCCGCCAAGAACATTCGAGGCAAACCGAACGCACGCGTCATCATGGACGAGCTGCGCGAACAGACCAAATGGGATGCATGGAACGCCACCAGCCCGACCACAAAATCATTCTGGAACGGCCAGCTCTGGGGCGTGTCCAACGCCGGCGACTCCAGAAGCGTCGTGCTCATCAAACAACGCGACGCCGCGCTCGCATTCATCGCCGACTGGGATCGCAAGGTCGGTGCCGGCCTGCTCACCCCGGCGCAATACGCCGAACGGCATGATTGCTCGCTCGCCCTGTTCGAGTGGAGCGCGCCGGAGGGATGCGCCAAGGACGACCTCGACGGGATCCTGCAATCCAACCCGTCCATCGGGTACGGGGCTCAGACCGTCGAGGTCGTCAAAAGCGATATCGACACCATGACCGACGCCGCCTACCGCACCGAGGATCTGTGCCAATGGGTCACCGCGACGGTGGACGGCTACATCGACGTCGACGAATGGGAGGGCACGATCGTGAGCCCCTTGGAGATTCGCATACCACATGGGGCACGCACTGTATGGGGCATCGACGTGAGCGTCGACCGAAGCCACACCTGGATTGCGGCCGCCGTGCTCGACGAGAACGGCCGCCCGGTCGTCAACCTGCGCGAACGACGCAAGGGCCTCATGTGGGTGCCCGAATACATGAAGGCACTCGCTGAGGAATCAGGCATGTGGGAGGTCGCCATCCAGTCCAAGGGCTGCCCGGCGATGGAATTCATCGACCCCCTCAAACAGATGGGCTTCACCGTCCACGAGATCGACGGCTCGCATATCGGCCTCGCCACCGGACGCCTACGCGACCGAGTGCGTGAGGGCCGGCTTATCCACACCGCGCAGCCGCTCGTCGATCAGGCCATCGAGGGCGGCGTCACCAAGGTCATCGCCGAAAACGAGGCATGGGACCGACGACGCAGCATCGTCGACATCAGCGGCGTGGCCGCAATCACCGTCGCATTGTACGGGCTGGAGACCTGCGAGCCGCCACAGGCCGAATCCAGCGCATACGAGGACCACGATCTCATCACCTTCTAGAAAGGGGCACAAATGTTTGGCTGCAACCCATTCAAGCACGTGATCGGCCGCCGGGTGGTCGTCTCCGCCCGCAACCACGTCTGGCGCGGCACACTCATCGCATACCGTGACGAGTGGATCACGCTCGCCGATGCGGAATACGTGGACGCGCACGGTACCCGAAGCGTGGACGGCACGCTCATGCTGCCGGAGGATCGCATTGACTATCTGCAGGTCGGGTTGGAGACGCGTGCATGAGCCGGCCGATCTTCGAGACGAACGGGAAGCTCGGCGACTGGCTCGATGCGAACGACATCACCGTCGTCGACCCTCCCCAGAACATATTCTCCTAGATCGGAAGAGCACACGTCTGAACTCCA